TTTATATACGTTTGGATTTCCAGCATTCGCTAGTAAGCAGTGGAAATTCTCTGGTTCTGGTTCAAACGTATAAACAGATTTAAAATGTTCTGAATAGAAATCAGGTACGATACCACAAGCACCACCAGCTTGTATGATTATATCATGACCAGGTGCCAGGTCAACTACTTTTTGGAATAATGCTGGTCCAGACTTTTCTTTATTCAGAGATCTCCAAAGGTGTACATCCTTCTCGGGCCAAAGATAGGTCTTCTCCCAGAGGTAACTACTTCTTTGATGATACATGAACTTCTACATTCTCTGGCAGTGGGATTTTACTTTCATTATGCTTGTGGTGTAACACAAACTTTGTATCCTTGAACTCTTTAAACATTTCTGCCCAGATTGGTCTCCAGTTGTTTGCTAATCTAAGGTTATTTGTATTACCTCTATCAGAATTCAATACCATGTCAGTATAGCTTCTAAGATTAAAGTCAAAGATTGAATCGAATCCATACATGTGGATTTCTTCGCCTTTTAATCTATTTGCTGCATAATGTACTGCCATATGACCACAATTGAAATTAGTAAAATTACCAGCATATTTTGGAAGTACAGTATAATATTCTCTAATGTTGTTCATCCATTTAATACGTAGATTTGGATTCAGTTCCATATATTTGTGTGGTCTTGCACCAAGAATCCATTGTCCAGGAGGAATTACAGATCCTTCATTCATTGCTACCATCATCTTAAAATCTACGATGCACGTACCCCAAACATCTGGTACTGCAAACGGTGGAACGTTACATGTTACCTTTAGTCCCTTTGCAGGTTTGTAGAGAGATGCTGTATCACCATTACCAATTACATGTACAACCTTAGCCATTCATCTGATCCCAAATCTGTAGTTTACCTTTCGCACCCGTGTAATGTTTAATAAGAACATCCTTTGGAACACTATCATCTTTATCCCATTGGACTCTCAATACGTTATACTTATTCGGTAAGTCTACGATATGTACAAAGCGTCTCATTGGGGTATTTAATAAAGAATGTAAAACTTCTTGATCCCCAACCTGAGGTGACTTAACAACTGCAGCATGCCACTCAGTAAGGATAGCTGGTACACCTTCAAATGCTACTACACCAGAATTATGCCATTTACTACCACGTCTTGTTGACCATGGAAGATCTTCTGCCATTGCTAATTTATTTTTTTCTATTAAATTAAAAATACCACTAATATCACCAAGTACTTGACAATCTGTATCTAACCAACATACCTTCTTTGCTAAACGTGCTGCATATAACATAGCAAGTGGTTTATGAAACCATCCAACATGATTACTTGGTGGTAATGGTAACACAAATCCTGCATGTTTTTCTAATGCACGTTCTGACATACCAAAGTCCATAATATAGAGTTGATTACTATTATGTTTTAAGTAGTTCATTACGAACCAGTCAAGCATCCATTCAGTATTTGAATCACACCCTGTAATAAAGATTTTAGATGATTTCATAAGTCTCACCATAACTATGCTTAGCTAAACATCCAGCTTCTTTTTGAATGGTTGTAAAGCTATCACGTGCTTCTACTGGCCACGGGTAATATTCTTGAACCCATGGGAATGTTTGTGTATTAATATATACGTCCGTTGGTCGTGCCATGATTTTAGCTTGGCTAACCAAAAGTTTTGCTGCTTCTGGCTTTAACATATAACAGTGTGCGCCAGGAAGATAACCTTTGGATGTCAGTGGGTTTACACCTATCTGCGTAGGTTGTCTCCACTTACCGTAGCTTGGTTTACCAAATGAAATAAGTTTGTTGTAATTAACATCCACTGGAATAGGATCTGTAACAAATGCATCATGTTCAAAAATAAGATGATCTTCATTAGTAGCAATACAGTTTTTCCAGAGTGAAAAGTGTGAATGGAATGCTGCAGAGCAGTTAGCAATACGTGAATATAGTTCGTGTAGACCTGCGATCTTCACATCGTCCTTAAGTAGTAAATCAATTGGTCCGTCTGCTGGTGTCGTTGCCTTCCAGTGTTCTACTTCAATACCATACTTTGCAGCAGACTTGATGCACCTCTGAGCAACCTGTACAGATTTCTCATTATCCATAATTGTAATTACATAAGATTTCATTCTAACCACCATGCTCCATTACGAGTGTCTTGTACAAAGGTTACTTTACCGGGTCTGTGTTTAACTACGACTTTGTCAGGTTTCCAGCACGTGGGATTTTCAGTGATTGACCAATCATTCATAGAATAATCACACCAGATAAGAGTATCAGGATTATCTATAACAATCGGTACCGTGATAAAATTATCCGGGCATCCTTTGTTTAAATCGATTGAATACGACCCTAAAATCGTATCCTCATAAACTGGCTCATCAAATAGTTCAGCACGTACAAGCGAGTCGTATGAAGTGTATTCATTAGATCTTATCATTTGCCGCATGACACGTTTAAACTTACCACGCACATCCCTGCGTCTTATTGTTTTATTTAGCCATTGGTTTTTAAGTTTCTTTATTCTTTCTGGGATGAGATGACCTGGTCTGGATTTAATTTTACAGCCGAGTAATCCTGGAATAATTTTTGCCCTTGTGGGATAGGTATTAATTATCTGTTCACCCCATAAGGCTCTATCAACTCGCTCTTGAATTAGGATCTCAACATCGTCATGTTCATCTTTGTAAGCCCCTTGAATAAGAGTAACCCTTGAAAAATCAGCACCCATCTCTTCCAGAATCTTTTTGCCTATTTCAAACATCGTAGGATCTATCTCATACGCATAAACATGTTTCGCGCCGTACCGTAGTGCATAAAGAACGAGTAATCCTGTGCCAAAACCACTCTCTGCACAAACTTTACCTTTTACTTCTTTTCTAATTAAATCACGATAAAATTTGTTTCTTACACGGTCAAACACCATATGGGGTGATGCACCAACTGTGGGACGAAACGGTGGCATCATAGGAAGCAGTTGGGCACTGATGTCTTTAATCATCTATTATTCACTCGTAGTTGATCTGCCACCTTGGACTTTGGTCACATAAGGATAGATGTGCTGCAGTTTCCCTGGCATAAGTTGTTTACACATAATAGCATCGTTTGGCCAAATACCATTTTCTGCTGTAAGTGCAATAAGTTTCTCGGCACCAGATGGTTTAATCACGTATGCAGAATTACCTGCAATGCCTTGTGGTACCATTTTATTTTTATCTACCCACGGTGCTTCGAAGACGTCGTGCTTCGGCTCACGTCCTCTCTTGGCATATCGATCATCCCAGTTCTTCCTGAGCAAACTATCATACACATTAGAAAGGCGTGTGGCACCAGATGGATGATTCAGTCCCATGATATCTCCAGTGAATCGATCCTTAATTATACCATAATCAAACTGTTTTGTAAACAGGGCATCTTGTTCTAAAATAATAATAGGTTCATCGTACTCAATACACAACTTCCAGAGGTTGTAGTGACTCATGAAACAAGAGATACGTTTATTGATGTCTTTTGTAGCGTAACCAGAAAGTTCTAGTCCAGTGCGCATATCGTACCGTTTTTCACCTTGATGTGGATACGTGTATTTGATATTAGGAATAGCACTCTTACCAAAAAGTCTTTTCTGGTAAAATGGTAATGTCTGTGGTGTTACTGCGTTAAAAACATATGGCTCAATATTTGATTCAGTTGACATAATACTAAGTAGTAGTCTACGTGTTGCCACAGTCGAATCATGATCATTCATAAGAGCAATGATGTATGCTTTCATAGTATGCTTTGTCCTTTCAAGTACTGTATCCAGTGTCGGTCTTTCATCTGGAAACATCTCATTAATAATTTCTAGCGACATATTAAATCACTTTTTGAATTACTGTATATCCTACACTAGTTTCGCCGCGCTCTACTAACTTCCAGCCGTTCTCTTTACCCCAACCAACAAGCATACGATGTAACTGATCGTCTGGTTTATTAAAGAGCAACTTTGTGTCATGTGCGACAATGTACTTACGTACATTTGGTCCATGGATGGTAAGTTCACGCTGCATAAATCCTGCCTTATGTACAGAATCAATAACAAGCATATCACAGCCATCAATAGATCCAAGACCAGTAGAATCAGTTTCTCTTACATCAAGATGAATACCATTTTCTTCTGCGTGTGCTTCTGCAAGTGGCTTCAGATACTTATTATATCTACTCATATCAATATCAATGAGGGTAATTTTCTGTGGGGTTGGTTTGAGAAGCATAGCATTTGCTGCTGTTCCGCCCTGGTGTACACCAAGCTCCATGTATCTTTTGCAATTGCCTTCTCTCCAGAACTTAGAAATTGCAAGGTGCATTGCACAGTAGTCTGTGCCGTGTGCTTCTTCCTGCTGCTCAACAATTGAAAGATGAAATTCGCTTACGTCTTTCACATGACCTAATTCAGCATTAATCATTATAGTAACTCCTGTACCATCTTATAAATTCATACACACCTTTATCTATAGGTGTAGTTGGGCTATATCCTAGCTTTTGTATTTTGAGAGTGTCTGACCAAGTTTCTTTTGCATCAGCTGGATGTGCTGGTGCATATTCAATCTCTGCATTAATGCCAAGCTCCTCCTGAATTCGATGGACAAAATGCATCAGCTCAACTTGTTTACCATATCCAATATTGTAGATATCACGTTTCGTCATGTTCTGTGACACCAACCAAATACCTTGTACAATATCATCTACGTAAGTAAAATCACGTTTCATATCACCATTATTAAATACTGTAATTGGTTTACCATTTAGGATATTCTTTGTAAATGAAAAGAGTGCCATGTCTGGTCTACCCCACGGACCATACACAGTAAAGAATCGAAGACCGACTGCATTCTTGATCTTCGATGTACGGAACTGCTGTTCGTTTGTTGCCTTTGTATAACCATATGGGCTGAGGTGATTACCAAGTTTTTCATCCTCGTTCCATGGTAACGGATTACCATGCATTGTACAAGAGGTAGATGCATAGATGACTTCTTTTATATCTCTTTCTTCACACCAACGAATAACATTCTGTGTACCAACAATATTGACATCAATATATTCTTCAGGGTGATCCATAGAATAACGTACACCAGCCATGGCTGCAAGATGTATAACAAGATCTATTTCTTTTGGAACGTATGCGCCAAAACTTTTAGACCGAATATCACCTTCCATTACTTTTATTTTTTCTTGGACCAGAAGATCCTGTCTTTTTCTTTTTAGTTTAGGATCATAATAATCATTGAAGTTATCAATACCCCAAACGTCCCAGCCTTTCTTTTTATAATGTAGAGCTGTATGGAATCCAATAAATCCAGCAATACCTGTAATGAATACCCTCATTTGTATACTCCTGACGTTGTAGTTGGTACATAATCAAGCTTGGTCTTGACTGCACCTCTATGTGTATCCCATTGACTTTCATGAAGTGCGTTACCAACTACAACAGGATTTGAATCTCTATATGGTGTAATTTTAATAATTTGTTCTTCGTTGATATAACGATTCATATTATCATGACCAGCAAAGCCAAGATCTTCATAGATATCATTATATTTCTTTGCTGGTTCTGGGCCAATAGCATAACCATGTGTAGCTTGTTCACGTTTACATAGATTGACAGCAAACTGGTTATATGGTTGTCCAACATCTAACTGACGTTGTACAATAGCATCATGTTCTAGAATAATAGCTGGATAACCATTTTGGATAATCTTTTTACGAACCTCATAATGACTCATTGTCATACATTGTTGCATAACAATCATTCGGTTCTCGATTTCTTTTGTTGGTTCTTTACCAGCTTTCTTACGGTAATTATTGAGAAGTCGTTCACGATAATCTTCACGTACTGGCCAACCTGGATAATATTTTTCCAAGGTAGCAGGAACAACTGCATCAAATAAAATAGGTTTAATATTATAAGCACGACAAGAATCAACACATCTCTTCGTGAGCGCGCGAACCTTATCATCATCAAATGCATTGATCGTGGTTATAATATAAGCATCAAACATTATGCTACTAATTTCCATTCATCAACAGTGCTAATAATTTCCATTCATCAACAGGACGATTAACTACGACTTCATGCCAAGATGCGTCCTGATCATCTGCACCTCTGAGCTGCACATGAACAAATTTTGTATTTTCTGTCCTAGTATCTATTACCGCACGTGGTGTAGTCTTTGAATCACCATCATAATGTACGTAACTGTTCCATCCATTATCCATAACCGTATAATTCATATCAGCAATAGTTAACATAGCATGTAGATAATTCTGATCAATTGTATAAAACTTATTCAGTCCAGCATTACGTACATTATTAATATATCCCTGGAATCCTTCCCAGTTATCATGTGCATGACGTAATCCTTCGTTCGTGTATAGTACCACACCACTATTAAAGATCTTTAGATTACCTGCTTCATTACGTGGCATTTCTTTACCATATTTTTCTACCATCACCTTATTCCAACGTTCATCGTTAGCAGTATTAATATGGCTTTTTGTTTTTAGATGTGAGATCTCTTTGTGGGGTTCGTCACAAATACCAATATGACCTACGTCCTGATCAAAGATACTTTCTTCTAATCCATCAACAGCAAAAACATCCGTGTCAACAAACAGGATGTTATCATATTCCCAGAATTTTTGATTATAGACAGGCTCAAAGGCATTATAATATGCAGGGATATCACAATACTTAGCTGCCCATCCAGGATTTTTTACAAAACGATATTCTGCACCGATACGTTCTGCATATGCTTTCATATTATCGATACCAGCCTGAACTGCAATACCTGGTTTACCTAACCAGTACTGGTAAATCAAATTCTTCATTTTTGAATCCTTAATGTTGGTCTTCCATGATTATATTTCCCGAATCTGCCACGATGATCAGTAAATGCCGGACTTGGCCATTCATCAATAATCTTGTAACCAAGTTTATCTACCAGCTCTACAATATCGTCACGAACATAAGATAGTGGATCTGTTTTCGTTGGTTTCCATCCTGGCCTTGCAAGATGTAGTTCCATAATAAGACTACCGTTAGGTGCTACCTGATCCATCCAAGTATTCATTGTATCTTCGGGGGTAATACTGTGATCGAATGAGTTAGAGAATACAATATCGAACTTACCTACCCATTCATCTTTCACCTTTGAAAAGTCCCACTGTAGCGTATATGGAAACTGTGTAGCTGTTTCGCTGATTTCAGTACCAAGAACAAATGTGCTATCACCGTATGCATTCTTAAAATGTTTTTGTTCCCATCCTGCACGTGTACCATGACATAGAATATGGCTTACAAAAGGAATACGTTTTTTGATCTCCCCAATTACCTCTGGTCCAACGCCTGAGTGTGAATTGAGTTTTAGTTTGTTCCCTTCAGTTTGGAATTTAACATATTCCTCATAATTACTATACTTAAATAATTCCATTCATAAGCTCCTCTACATTCTCGCCATTCTGTGGTAGCTTATCTTTCAGGAAGAAGTGTACAAAATGACATTCGTTAATCTTTGTGTTGGCAGTATATAGTCCATTCCATTTCCAATGGAGTTTCTTGACCTTCATCTGTTCTTTCTTAATCCAATAATTCAATAACGTCTGGTCAGTAGACCATTTCCATGGTCCCATACCATCGATGAATGGTTTGAACTCTGCACGCATGAGAAACTGTTTTGGGGTTTGACCATTGAGGTATTTAGCAAATGATTTATTCATAACCATCATACCCATATTCATAAACTCGCCGCCAGTATCTTTACGCCAATCCCAGTCAAGTCTGATCGATCCGTATTGCATACGTGAATAGTTTAGAATCTTACGTTTGTAATCTTCGGTAAGTGGCATATCTCTCTCAACCACCCCACCAAAGTCATACTCTTCTGTGAGTTCATCAAAGATGTTTGGTGCATCGTCACGTACATAGATGTCAGCATCAATGATTGCAATCTGATCATATTCATCAAAATGTTCAAAGGCGTTTTCTTTTTCATAGATCGGTAGGAAGCCACCGTACTTCATATAAGATTCCTGACTACGATTTGTAGAAAATACGTCAGGCTTAATCATTAGTCTTGGGTGTCTTTGAACAATATGATCAATCTTATGTTTTTTACAGTACTTGGCAACGCTTTCAATACAGTGATCGTACAGTCTAAGCTTTCGTCCACCAACATAAACTTGATAAATCAATCTCTTCATAGTGTTGCTCCAACGGTTGGTTTACTTGTGCCAACCTCTTCATTAATGTAATGTTTTGCGCATACATTTTTATCTATATAATTTTTAGAAAGTCTTCCATACTCATACCATGGTTGCAGCCGATGTATCCATGCGTCCACGGGTGCGGAAATAGATTGTATACTTCTAAGTCTTTTAGCTGCGGAAGGTTTAATATAGTATCCAAGAGCAGCTAAGTTTCTTCCATCTTCTGTCATACCAAAGCTCCACAGATTTCTTTTGGATAAGTGATCAGGTATTTCTTTATAGAGCATACAATCATGTTCGATAATAAGTGATGGCTGATCTACTCGTTCCCAGCATGTATAGTGGGAATACCAGATAGCCTGTTCTTCTGGTAACCAGTCTCTTGATCTTTTAGCATTATACTCTCTCGATCGTTTGAACGGTAAAAATGCTGGTGGCCACATACTTGAATAATTATCAGGTGTAGTAGCTTCCACTCTTTGAATATTATTATATCCCAATTGCTGAAAACTGTAAACACTTTTTTCTGCATAGTATTCAGAAACAGAATTACCGCTGATAACTATCTGATATATTTGTATGTCTTTATCGATAATCATTCAGATCAAATTCCGTCCCGTGCATCTTGTAGAGATCACGTTCGTGATTTGTATAGACTAAGACTTCTGGATCATCAATCAAGAAGTCGCATCCTTTACAGTAATCTGGGTAGTTACCTGTACGGTGGCCATCTCGCAGAGATTCGTACCTCTCCCCGTACCATATGTCTCTAAGGCTTTCTTCACTGAGGTGACCAAGGACTGCTTCATCGTCTCTTCCAAGTACTTGGCAACAAGGTGCAACTGCTCCTCGCTCACCCCCAAGACCGCCTGCTCGAATGACAACGTCCGGGCTGAATGGACGTCCGCATGTTTTGATTGCGCCTTCTCTTCCATATTCTGGTTCATATACCCCACTCCAGTTATGCATCTTCCAGATCTCAGTTTTTACACCAGCCCAGTCAACAATATTGCGATACATTTTTACTTCATTATCAATATTGTTATTATCAAGGATCAAATGATAGGTAGCTACAACACAGTCTGATCCAGATTCGGTAACATATTCCTGCATAGATTTTAGATTGTTAAGAACAAATTGAAAGTTATTACTGTTCATCCACTTATTATATTCAATATGATTATATCCAATGATAGAGAAACGGAAGAAATCTAATCCAGCATCTACACAGTCACGCATAAACTGATCACGCATACGGAACCCGTTAGAGAAGCAGAATGCTTTTGCACCATACCTCTTCACGATTGCAATGTATTCTGGTAGGTTGCTGTTGAGTGTTGGTTCACCAGATCCTTCAAGATTTACTACACGTAATCCTGCTTCAGTACATTGTGCAACAGCATCTTCGAACTCGTCAAGAGACATTTTCTTAAGCCAGTTCTTACCACGTGCTCCAGTAGATCCGTCTGGATTAGTCTGTGGGCACATCTGGCAAGTGTAGTTACATCCACCATTAATTTCAATTACTGCACGATCTATTTCCATTAGTCTACCTTCTTATGTAATTTTCTAATAAGTCGTTCGCCCCTGTGGGCAAGCGCTGTCGCTTCCTCCAAATGGGAATCGAAGTTATCAAACCAGTGATAGTCAAACCAGTCATACTCTGTAGGTTTTTGTTTTGCAAAAGATAAAGCATTTGGTGTATGAAGTTCTGTTATCAAGTCAGCTGACACAACAATCATAGGTTTATGATAATTCTTTGCTATATAGTGCCACATACCTTCATAGGATACTGTTGCTCTACATGTAGCTATATGGTACATTACTTCACGGATTGGTGTTCTATATGAGATTTCTGTAATGTCATATCCGTGAGCTTCTATACGTCTCTGTGCTTCTTCCCATCCATGTCTCTCAAATGGTTGTTTAAAGCCACGTGGGGTCTGAGCATTCTGTAGTTGTGTCCAAACTACAATCTTGTTAGGATTTGTTTCTAGCACACTAGGTCGAAACTCCCAACTGTTATATTTAAGACCGATAAACCTAGGATCTGGCTTTTCCTGTCCCCAACCTTTCTTGAAACCATAATATCTTTTAGTGTATAATGAACTATCATTTGCATTAAAGAGGTGATTGATTACCACATCAGTATTATTTTTTAAATAGAAATTATTCACATATTCGAAACGCTCGAGGATAGTTTCTGGATCTTCAAAGTGGAACAGATAATCCTTGTCATGATACCAATGTAGATTCAGTGTCACGGTCTTCTGTAACACAAACGACCTCATATAAGCAACAGAAAGAATGTACATGAAGTCACCGACCCCAGGGGTACATTTAAAGTCAATAGTAGTCTTTGAAAGGTTAGTAGGCTTCCAAGCTCTTTTGAACTTTTCGACTGTTAGATCGCGCCTTATGTAGTTCTGGTGACTCATAATATTGTACTAAAGTTTCTGCAATTTCTTTTGCTCGATCGTATCCTTCACGAAAACGATTGTTTACGTGTCCTGTTTCTACAAAGTCGTATAGATTATCTATATCACTTTCATAATCCTGCATTTTGAATGCACCACAAGATACAATCTCTTCGAACTCATAACGAAGGTTACAGACTTCACCGATTCCCAGTTTGCTCAATTGCTTTCTCCAGTTCTACAAATAGGTATTCTTGAAGATCATCTTCATTTGCTTGGTAGCGAATACCGATACCACCAGCATCATTCCATCGTTTGATATTTTCTGGTTTATCATCGATGAGAATATTTGGTTTACCATCGATTGGGCTAAAGACATACTTATGTTTGTTACCAGTGAAAATCATGTTTTCAGTTTTAGGAACAAAGCCTACATTTTCTAGCCAACGACGTTTCCAGTAGGCTGAGTTATTATGGTCTCCAGTAAGAGGTGAGGAACAGATACCCCATTCCATTTCATTCTGCCAGGCTACCATTTTAACATGATCCACTAATTTATCTGAAGTAGGGAAGAGTGGGATACGGTAAAAGAAGTCTGTGTTACGTAGTTTGGATATAGCAACTTCTTTATCTGAAATTGATTTCCAATGATCAACACCTTCTTTTTGTGCAAGGGCTGAAAAGAAGTCTGCGATGACTCCATCCATATCTAGAAAAATTGTACTCATATATTAGTCTCCTTTTTTATTATATGAGTATCATACCGTATTTCATATTAATTGTAAACCCCCTAGTTTCAATAAACCGGAACTAATTCATAATTTTGTTTTTTCTCTAGATCAGCTTTGAGGTGCTTTGGATGGCGTTTAGCTATCATAAGAGTAATACGTTCTCCTGCAGTAATATGTGATACACCATGTAGGGTAAACATATTCCAGCATGCGCCCCAGCCAGGTTCTGTAATATCTAAGACCATCATCCTTGATGCACGTTCGGTATCATTAAAAGAGGAATCGCCAGCAATAATTAGCTGGCCGCCTTCCATACCGTTACTTTTAATAATAATACTTGTAATGTACCATAATCTTCCGGACTTATCATATTTTGCATATCTACCGTCATGATCTTGATGTAATCCTGAGTAATGACCCACACCATACCATTTCATCCAATTTGCACCGACTGGTTCATTGAATGGATAAACATGTCTAGTAAGATATCTTTTTGCTTGAGGTAATTTCTTAAGTGGATTCTTTACCATCCAAGATCCTGTTCTTGTTGGAGCATGAATACTTTCATATTCACTTTGTGCCGCAAAATCTTGAATAGACTTCAGTACATTTTCATTCTTAATAATGTGTCGCGGCTCAAAAATGGGATTGTGACTGGCCAAGTATTTAATCCCAATCTGCTCTTTTGATAACTTATTGTCTTTTGGATCGTATACCATATTAAGTCCTTAATAGATCTAGTGTGACACAATGGGGACCACCTTGTAGGTATCTTGTATGGGGCAGATCAACAGGTACAACCTCAATATTATACTGAGCAAGTTTTTTCCGGATCGCTTTCTGATAGCTATTCAGAATAATTGTATTTGGATCTATACTAAGAGCGTTCATCATAATCCATTTTGTTGACTGGTTATGTGGATGCTGGTCTTCTTTTATTTCCACTATATCTTCATCATGAATCCAGATCTTATCCCACCTTCTCATAAACTTTGGGATGATAGAGGTTCTATTTGCTCTAAAAGCATTCAACATAACAAGACCTTCACGTAGAGGAACAATTGTTGAATCGAGATGTGCCCCGCTGTAAAGGTTTTGAATAGGGTGTATATTATGATCTGGTAATACTCTTTCTAGCCATTCCGCGCCTTTCATATTACCTGTAGATGACACAAGATATAATAGATCATCATTACACCGAATAACATTTGCTGCATCAAAGAAGATAGGATCTGGTTCCCCTGAATGTACTGAAGTAATGGGGGGTTCAATTATATCCACATCAATATGTGGCCGAAGTGCGTTCCATTCTACCCTTCTTTGTTTAAAACGGGTTGGGGTAAAGATTACTTTATTGCCTACGACTAATACACAATCACGGGTAGAATAAGCACCAAAGCCATGGTGCTTGGTATAATCCTGATCGATTGGTCTTAGAACTTCAACCCCAAGATCTTCCAAAACTGACTGGAACCCTTCCAAAGCAATCTCAGATTCCTCTAAGATCTTTTTGTCAATTGGTCCATGTGGGAATGGTATATCGCTGTACTCCTTATCTCGAAAGGGCCAGTTCATATTTTTTGTTGTTCCAAGGATTACCCTTTTTAGTGGATCCCATTCATTCGTTGTATAGATCACTATTTAATCCCTAACATTTCTTTAGTCATAATATAATCACGGACAAAGTCAGAGCGTACAATATCTTTCCAACTGAATTCTATTAATTCGAATTGCTGCAAAGATTCAACAATGTTTAGAAAGTCCATGATCCCACGCTTTTCATCTTCACGTTTGAAGTCTGACTGATAATAATCACCACACATAATCAATTTACAATTGTTGCCGACTCGAGTTACCACAGAATCAAGTTCATGGAAATTAAGGTTCTGCATTTCATCAACCATAATAATAGCCTTATTGAATGTAGTACCACGTATGAATGATGTTGATTCGAATGAAACTTTCTTTTGCATAACAAGACGAGTCCAGGCTTCACCGTTGCCAAAGATCTCTGAACAGATACCAACATATGGTAATGTATAGACCTGTTTCTTTTCTTCTTCATCACCAGGAAGATACCCAATGTCGCGCGTGGGTACGATCGAGCGCACGATGATCAATTTATCGTATGGGGTTTCTCTATCAAGGACTTCTTCTAATGCCAAGTTCATAGCAATGAAAGTCTTACCAGTTCCTGCTGAACCTGAAAGGATAAGATTTAAACCTTTATCCCAGTAGTCACATGCTTTCTGCTGGTTACCAGTAATAGCGTCGAAAGGCTGAAGATGCTCCAGCTTTACGGTGTTTGGTGCATAAGATTTAGTCAACTTTTATTGTATTTCCTCTACCAGAGTTTTCTTTAATACGTCGTTTAAGATCTTTAAATCCATCTGGTACACGTTTACCCTGCCCACCGGAAACACCAGAAACGAATGCTGGTGTACTAAGAACCTTTTCAATATTAGGTTCTTTCAGCTTTTCCTGGAGTTCGTCCCACGTACAAACAACGTTATACGTTTCGTTTGTCTGTTTGTTTCTTAGCGTATAGCTCGGCAACTTTCTGATCCACTTCTTGTAAGTTTATATAATATCTATCTGCCATATGTTTACGTACATATGCATAGACCTCATCTTCTTTTTCATATGCTTCTTTTTCCCATGGCAATTCATAATATTTTACTTCGTTCATATCAACATGTTCTTTTTCAAAAGCCTGTACATTTGACCGTGCCAAATATCTTAGTCGCCTCTGAGCATATTGTGCCACATGAATCATTTCGTGACATATCGTAGAAACAACGATGTGTATATCAGCAGCCTTTGTCCAAGATAACCGCACGTCAAAGAACTTTGGTGAACGATCATAATCTTCAGTAAAGCAATCACCGAATACACCTTCTTTACTATATAGGTCCTTAACAATATGGTATTGTATATCTAATGTATTTGCTAATCGCTTAGACACCAGAAATTCGAGAGCCAACTCAGTAGCTCTCTCTATAGTTCTTTTCTGACGATTAGATATATGGTATCCCATAAAGTGCACTATCATTGTCGACATATATTCTCTATATGACGCTCGATAGCACGATCGGACCAATTCCGAAAGTCCAAAGAACGAGCATACGATTTGCTCGTACGATCAGCAGTGATATAGTACGCAGATTCTTCCAGCTCTGTGCGCTGGAACTCACGAAGAGTGCCGGAGGGAACACGTTGGCTCCAATATTCAACATCGGTAGCTTCGGGCATCATGCCCATCCAGTTACCAGGAATTTTATTAAATTCCTCTGCTTCTTTACGCTGAGCATTGATGTAATCTACGAGTGCCTTTTCCATAACGTGTCTCCATTTCCTATTGTTACTATACTAATATAATACTTTTTAATAGAAAAGTAAACCCCCTAAATCACTTTTTTTTAAATTTTTTCTTCTGGCGATACGTAACGCATATAGGAACCAATAATGTATTTGTCATTACCGATTGGCATCTTCCCTGCATGAGGATATGTCCAGTGCGGAGGAAAACAAAGTAATCGTCCAGCTTTTCGTTCTACCTTACCTTCATGTGGATGTAAGAATTCTGTTTCACCACCTTCACCATCATTGAGATACAGGAACATAACAAGAAAGCGTGTACAGTTAAGATAGTTACCAGAATCAATGTGAGGCTTAAACTCGCCTTTATCAGCGGTGTAATGTTTCATACGAATCTCTTCTAGACCGTACTTCATTGGCCACTGCCAATCAAATAGCTCACACGTCTTTGCGTAGTGATCTGTTGCATCTACAAAGAGTTGTCCAAGCTTTTCGAACTCCTGGGAAAACACGTCACGATTCTCAATAAGATTTAATTCGTTGAAATCATAAGTAAGGGTGTTACGTCGTACCCATCTATCTTCGTGTTGGTGAAATCTTTCAATGAGATAATCGCAATATTCTTGCGGGATTACATCATCAAAGATACGAATAAAATTGTCCATTATACTGCTACCTCAAACCACTCTGGAATAGAACGCTTAGTCCAATCCATAGAGAAACGATCCTGCTTGGTTTGGTAAAACGCACGGTAAGATCCAACGGGATCCAAACTATCTATACACTCTGGTGCTGCCCCCATCGCAAGCCTAAATGGTGTCTGACCAACGTCTTGCCGAATATTTTTTGGCGGGATAGATAAAGCATACTCTAGATCAACATAGGACTTATGCTTTTTACCATATCGATATTCGTATTCGATGGCAAGAGCCTCGAAGTGGTCATAATGCCATGCATAGTTAGCTAATGATTCCATAGTCCATTGAGTGCAAGGATGCCCAACATGTACTGCTTTATATAGAATATCTTCTCGAGAATCTGGCAATACCCATCCTTTGACCATAGTCTTACCAGACTTTGATGGAATGCGGGTGAGAGTACCGTCAAGAACGCGGTGGGCAGTAGATAGCATCTGTGCTGACTCTAATACCATTTTAACTACGTGCTTGTCGCATTGTTGTTGTGCAGCTTTGATTGGATTTGTATCCAATATAAAAATGTTCATGATGTATGTATCTCCGTTCTGATAAACTCTATTTATTATACCAGAACGGAGACGCTTTGTAAACCCCCTATGCTGCTAATAATCGTGTTTGTTGAATTTCAGCTATCTGTTCATCTAAGAACAGTTTCTTTAGTAGCACTTTGGCCATCCTATCTGTTCTCCCTTGTTTTCGATACCGAGCGATTGCAAATTCAAGTTGCCGTGAATCTTTTTTAAGTCGTTCGATTTGTGCTGAAACCATTTATGATTTTCTCCAGAAAAAAAGCGTACCATAGAAAATGGTACGCTGTACAAGTTTAGGTTAAAGATGCTAGGGTTTGGATCCATACTATTTCCTAATAATATCCGGGAAAGCCTCTTTCACAATCTTAAGGGTCATACCATCACACGGCTTTTCTTTGTTAATCATTTTCACAACCAATTCAGCATCACGTGGGTGGATTGATTCCAGAATACCGAGGAATACACTTTCCCTCTTGTAAGATGGAATCCTTTCTCCTGGTCCGCCTTTGACAACGTACCGGAAATCTTTATATTTGCTAATTAGATTTGAGGGTGCATTGTGTTCCTCATTTGCTGTATAAGGAACTGGACCTTTGGGAACTAACCATTCGACCTTCGGGTCTAGTGCACCTGCTAGAATAGACTTAAGAGCCAAGGTATCATTCTGTTTGAGTACTTGGATCTTAGCCTTACGATCTTTTGCTTTTTCAAATTGTTCTAATACTTCATATACGAATTTAGCCATTAGAAAAACTCCTCAACACATTCAATTAATAATCTACAACGTTTTTCGACAAGATAAGGAAATACCTTTCCTTTATTGTGCCATGGATCTTGGTTCATAAAAATATTTATGATTTCTTTTGACACATTTTCTGGTGTTTCAGATAAATCGATCAATTTTTTATTACGTAGGTAATTACGATATACCTCTTCACCAAGAGCTTTTGGATCCTCGAGCAACGCCTGTTTCTTTTTAGCAGAAAGAACATTCTGCTTTCTATTTTCTACAAATACCTTATCATCCGATAGGACGTTTGGTACACCATCACCTGAATCACCCTTTAGGATCTTTTCCATAAGACCGAGGCGTGGATTATCTTCCTTAACAAACTTCTTTGTCATAGGGGAGAACTGCTTGACGTTATCAAACTTCTGTAGTTGTTTAAAGTCATGGTCAGCAGAGATAATCATTACAGGTTCGTATTGACCAAACTCTTGTGTAGACATAACGATCTGGGCAATGGAATCATCTGCTTCACATCCCCATACGTGTACCATTTTATATGGAAAGTTTTCAGCAAGTTCTTCACGTACAGTATTTGTGATACGGAAGATCTCTTGCCAATCCCGCTTATCATCATCACGACTTGTCTTACGTTTGGCTTTATATTCAGGATAATAGTCTTTACGCCAGTTACCACCAGCATCAGCAACAATAACTACGTCACCATATTCTTTGAACTTCTGTTTATACATCCGAATAGAATTCAAGATCATATGACGGATAAGATCTTCTTCTGGTGCTAATTTCTGTGCGATGATATTACCGATGGCAATACCGTTGTAATCAATAATAAGCATGGCTTTCTCCACTTTCTCCAATTGTTACATTCTATAATACCATATTTTTATTTAATTGTAAACCCCGAAACGTCAATAAATTCTCTATTTTTTATATGTCCTCCGGCAATATCATCTTTAGACTGACCGAAATATGCAACTGCGTGGTGTTGTTCAATCATCATTTCATTTAGGATTCTACCATCTTCTAGCTTGAACTTACCAAGAATCCTGCCATACTTACCCATTGCATCTTTTTCAGTAACAAGGATTTGTGTAGATCCGACTGGCATATGATCTTTTACAAACTGCTTTGCAGCCAGACCATACTTCTTTTCTACTTTATCTGAGGTCCGACTTTCGGGGGTATCAATACCGTGGAATCGAATACGTTGTTTTCTTAGCCATACGCCAAATCCTAGATCAATATCTACGTCTGCTGTATCACCATCTACTACTCTTAAAATTGTGCATTTATACTCGTACATAAGCTCCTATCCTCCCATGAATATCTGGATACTCTATGTATTTATATCCATCAGGTGGATTTGTGTCTTCACCTTCCCAAACAGGGATGAAGTGTGTTACTCCACCAGCAAAGTCTTGATTATGTCTGAAATGTACCTCTATTAGATTCCCATCTATGAACTCACAATTGATCCACTCATACTTACTAGCATAGTCCCCTAACACTTCAGGAAATGGAACAGACTCTTGTATACGAGTCCATTCTTCCCAGCGTGTGAGTGTGTTGTCTGGCTTTTTACCTTCTACACACAATCTCTGTATACCCCAGTTGTAGTCTACACTCAAATGCCTGCCGCTGAAAATCTCACACCAGAAATATCCTGGTGTTAAATGGTCTGTGCCACCCCAGTCAGCTTTTAAATATTCTATACTAGCGCCAAGACCTAAACCAAGGGCATTCTTACACGGTCGCAAGATATACCAGTCATCCTTTGGAACATCCATACCTACTGGACCGCAAATATATCCTAATTTTCTTGCAAGAATAAATTTGTCTAACACCCAAATATCATCTGGGTCTATAGACTTCCAAACCTCTTCCTCTGGACAAATCACTGTTCTAACATATAAAGTACAGTAATAAGTTGTTCAGCTTGAAAAGTATCAAGTTGTCTAGGATGTACTTTGAATCCCATACTTCTTGCTAGTTCCTTGAACTCAGTTTCATATTCCCATTCAAGTGGGTCTGACGGTCTAGCACCGTTATTTCGTACTGGGGTTTGATCTACTTTTACTTCGATAAACATCACGCCCCGACGGTTGAGCTGATCTCTCCACACTTCGAGTGTGCTTTCTGGATCATTCGAATGATCGAGAGAATTAGAAAATACTATGTCAAATTTACCGGTGAGTTTGTGATGTGGCTTTCTAAAATCATGCCTGATAGTTTTATTATACTTAGAAGCACTGGATGCGATCTCTGTCCCAAGTACTCTTGCATCAGGATAATAGTTTTGAAATAGTTCAAGCTCTGCACCGTTCCTTGTACCGTGACACAGTACACTCTTTACATCAGGAAACGGTATCATTTCATCCATGAAAATTAAATCTTTTTCACGAAACCAAACTCTATCTTCTTTTTCTTCGTTTGCTTTGTATTGTTCACGACGATACTCATCGTCGTCTTTGTACTTATAAATTATCATCCTTTAGCCTCTGAACATGGGATCGATGGATCCTACAGTTAATAATACCATTATAATATGTATCATCTAGCAGTACAGATCTATCGAACTGTTCCTTCGCCTCAAGATAAGACATTTCCCCCTTTGATTTACAGAGATGTAATATTTCACGGCGAAAGCCCTGCTCACCCTTTTCCTCAAGGAGTTGTTTAACAAGATCAGATGATCCGTAGTACTTCTGCCAGTCGGATTCCACAATACTACGTCTTTTCCTGGTTTTCCCTTTGAGTGGGGGTAATGTTTTTCTTGACCAGAATCCCTTCTTTCCCACGTACTTTTTGTTATTGGTGAGATCCGTGATGATATATACGAATCCTTGCCAATCTCGTAGTTCGTCTTCGGAGGGATTAAATTCTCTATCATTATAATACCACATGCATATATCTATAAAGATTCTTAGTCGTCAGAATCTTCTTCAGCATCAATAAAGACTGCACCAACATACTCACCGCAACACGGACAATGCTCTGGTTCTATTTCTGTTCTTGTAAGCATTGTAATGCGCGTGACCTCTTCACAGAAGTCACACTCAATTTCGTATGTTTTTAGTTTCATGCAGCTTCTTCTTCCCAGTCCCAGTCACCTTCCATAGAAGTAACTGAATATTCGGTTACACGTTTTTCGAAGAAGTTATCATGTGAAGCACCATTTAGTACCCAATCGAGCCAAGGTAGCGGATTATCTTTTACCTTGAACGTTGGCTTCATACCAAGTTGTAGGAGACGACGATCTGCAATGTGACGGATGTAATCTTTTACCTCTTGCTTTGTTAATCCCTGAACTTCATCTAGGCCACTAAATGCAAGTTTAATAAATGCATCTTCTAGTTTTACTGCATCTTTTGCCATCTGGTAGATCTTTGACTTCAGTTCATCATTAACGATACGTGGATGTTCATCACAGAACTCACGGAACAGTTTAGCAATACCTTGTACGTGCATTGATTCATCACGTATTGACCATTCAACGATTGTACCCATACCCTTCATTTTGCCGAAGCGCTGGAAGTTCAGCAACATTACAAACGATGCAAACAAGCTCATACCTTCGTTAAATACAGACTGTGCCATAATAAGTGCAAGGCCTTGTAGTGTATTCGGATTACCCTGTGACATAAATTCAATCTTATCTGCCATCTCCTTATATTCAAGGAATGCATGGAATTCTTCATCAGGTAAACCAAGTGTATCATTCAGAAGTGCATATGCACGTTGGTGTACACCTTCACGGTTAGCAAAGGAAGAAAGCATGTTACGAACTTCATTATTCTTAAACTTAGGAATAAGAAGCTCATGGTAATTTTCACCTACCTGAACATCAGACTGTGTAAACAGACGAAGAACTTGTGTAACAAATTCCTTTTCTTCTTCAGATAGTTTGGTCTTCCAATCCTGTACATCTTCTGATAATTCTGCTTCGTCTTCGACCCAATGGATCTCTTCATGTTTCTTTGTTAGTTCTACTGCCCATGGGTATAGGAACGGGCGATAAGTTTTAGATACTTCTGTGAGTGACATGTTTTCTCCTCTTAGCCTTCACAAGCCCGGCATTCATCACCGGATTCAATTGTCATTGGTTGATTTAAAAATTCCATTAGTTCATCGTATCCACCTACGTATTGTCCATTAACATAGATTTGTGGTACGGTCTTTACCTTACGTCCTGTTACTTCTGCTGCAGTCTTACCAATCTCTTGTAGATCAATATAATCAAACTGGATACCACGTAAAGAAAGTTCTTCTTTTGCTCTTGCACAATATGGACAATCAATCTTACCATATACAATAGTACGATCGTCATCACGTAGAGCAACACGTTCTACTTTTTCAGAAACATTTTCTGCTCTTTGTTTTGCTTCTGTACGAAGGTAGTAAAGTCCTTTTAGTCCTTCTTTCCATGCTTTCAGGTGTACCTTATTTACATATGATTTCTCTGCACCAGCAGGAAAGAATACGTTTACTGATTGACCCTGACAAATATAAGGTTGTCTGTCTGCAGCATGTTGTACCACCCAGCTCTGGTCAAGTTCTTGTGCTGTCTTGAACACTGCCTTTTCACCTTCAGTCAAGAATGGTAGATGTTGTACTGAACCTTTATTTGTAATAATAGAAGTCCAAATAGATTCATTGTTATTATTGTGTCTATCTAGTACTTCTTCAAGATATTTGTTCTTGACAAGGAATGAACCAGCACGTGTACGATGGGTGTAAGCATTTGCTTTACTTGGTTCAATACTTGGTGATGTCGAAAGGATAATACCAGACGAAGCATTTGGTGCAATAGCCATTAGATGCGCATTACGACGACCAGTACCGATACCATCTGGATATTCACCACGTTCCTTTGCAAGCTTTTCTGTCTGTGAAATAGCACGCTTTTGGATATCTTCAAACACGACTTTATTCATTTCTCTTGCATGATCACTCTCCCAGGCAACACCATGTTTCTGTAAGAGTGAATGGAAACCCATTGCACCTAGTCCAATAGATCGTTCACGCTCCGCAGAGAACTTTGCTCTTGAAATTGTATCTGGCGCATTTTCGATAAAATACTCGAGCACATTATCAAGCATAGTGATAAGATCTTCGACAAGAGTAGTATCCTTCCACTCGTCATAAAGTTCAAGGTTGAGAGAAGATAAACAACAGACCGCAGTACGTTCAGCTGAAGTTGGTAGATGGATTTCATTACACAAGTTAGAGCCATTGATTTTTAGTCCTAAATCTTTAAGGTTTTGCGGTAGATGTCTGTTTGCTGTATCAATAAAGTTAAGATATGGCTCACCAGTACGGAAACGGGTTTCAAGAATACGTTGCCAAAGCTTACGTGCATTGACTGTTTCTTTTACTGCATCATCCTTCGGATCTTTCAAATCCCAATCTTCATTTTTTATAACGGCATTCATAAATGCATCAGAGATGTTAATGGCATTATGCAAATTAAGAGCCTTACGTTGTACGTCACCAGTCGGTATACGCATATTAAGGAATTCAATAACATCAGGGTGCGAAACGTCCATATAGGCTGCGTATGAGCCTTTACGGGTACGTCCTTGTCTATATGCAATCATATCAGCATCAACAGTATGTAAGAAAGGCATAGGACCAGGAGCAATGTCAGACACTGTACGTACGTCGCTCCAGTGACCGCCAACACCCCCGCCATAAACAGATAACCATCGTAGTTCTGAAGTATGATCGATTAGTCCTTCAAGTGTATCTGGAACATAAGTTAGGAAACAGGAAATAGGCATACCTTTATCATTCTTTGTACCGTTTGGTGCATTTGAAAGAACTGGTGATGCAAACATAAACCATTTATTTGAAACGGCATTATATAGTCGCTGTGCCAAAAGATCATCTGTCTGACCTTTAAATGTTGCCCATGCGGTTGCTGCACGAGCATACGCTTCTTGGGGTGAAGACTCTGACTTCCGCATATAGAAATCTTTAAGCATACCAACAGCATATTCTGTTAGCAGCTTATCTTTTGACTTATCAATCTTAATGGTATTTTGCATAAAGGACTCCTGCACCGAAACTCGCGTTCAGTGTTATTGACATTTTTAATTTTGATGGTAGTATTATATATCGTTACTAGAAGTTTGTAAACCCCGATATATCGTTATATTCCGTTTAATTCCCAATTATTTTCCGGGAAATTTTTCAGAAGGTTTGTCACGACCTCTATTCCTTTTTCTACTGGGACATAGTAGTAATCACTTCTTCTTTTAAATAAACCAACGTATCCCATATTCTTCATAATCACAGGTATTCTTTCTTTTTGACTATAATGTTTTCGCGCAATCTCTAGAACAATAGTTGGTTTATTATAAAGAATGGTATCTTTTGCACCAAGTAATGCATGAGCTTCATAACCTTCTATATCTAATTTAATAAGATCGACTTCTAGGAAATTAAAAGAATCTAAGGTTTTAATAGGTAGATCACTAAGAAGAAGAGATTCTGTTTCCGCTGTCTCATTATCACCAATAAATCTACTTATACCAGAGCTTCCAACCCTATATTTAAAGGTAGATAATTTTTCCTCTGGTCCAATACCATAATTATATCCTATCGCATTCTTGACATTATATTCAACTAAATTCTTTTGAAAACATTCAAATACAATAGGGTTTGCTTCGAATGATTTTATCTCTCGGAAATAAGGGGAAAATCCGATAGTAGTCTGACCGACATTTGCACCAATGTCGATACATATTCTTTTTTTATTTAAACAGAAAAAGTCTACAGTGAATTGACAAAAATAATTTTGCCAGGTTTCTGGTGTCCAGGCTTTATATCCATCACCTTCTTCTTCGTCTGGTACCCACCATCTATTGAGCTGCTTCAACTTGCGGTTCAGGATTGTCAGTCACTGCCTCTTCATAGTAAACAATAATATTCTTTTGCTGACCGATATATCTTTTCAATTCAGCAATGTTTAGTGCTAGGTTTTCATAGTCACGCATAGAAAGAACAACAACGGCTAACTCACCATAAGTCTCCTTGAATTCTGCTTCAAATGATTCAAGGGTGTCTTTAGTTACTACAAATACACGGACGTCAGTTAGCTGGAGTGGCTTCGGTCTCGATACTGTTGGTATCTGTACCTTCTCCACTTTGGTCACTACTTTGATCTCCGGTTCCGGTTGGTAGCGGCTGCAGCCAACTAGGAAGAGGGACGTCATCAGAGCTACCGGTATCAGCCATGAGCTCACGCCAAAGTTTCGCAGTTGCACCATTCATCTTTCCTTCCAATTTTACATTATCTCGAAGAGCATCCTGTACAAGGTTAAGTCTTGAGAATTTGGATCTTAGTTCATCACTGTAAGCTTCTGCCTGTCTTAGATCAGAAGCTAATTGATTATTTAATTCTTGCATCTTAGCAGCATTTTCCTGCATAAGTGCAATACTTGCCTCTGCAGTTTCTACCGCTCCTTCAAGCTTTACGTTGTTTTCTCTTAGTGTAGCAATAGTTGCTTGTGTTGTGTCGTAATAGTACTTAGCACCGTAACCTACACCACCAAGAATACCAAGAACAATAATAAGAACGTATACCTTAAGCATTGTCTTCTATATACTTTCTAAATCGTTTTAAAAGAACTGGTATTTTATCTTTTTTACGACGGCGGTCAGTTACATTTACTGTTTTAATTCTTGGACCCATAGAGGTAACTGCTGGGTTAGGGATTGAACCAGTACTAACTGCTGGTGCGTCTTCTTTTACCTTCATCGTACAATCTCGTTAGCTGTTATATAGATTTTCTGATTACTACGTTTATGTGTTGCTTCATAAATGTTAATACCAAAAACATCACCAATAGGATGTGCGTCTTCATCTACCACGATCTTATCACCGGGATAGATCAGTTCCTCACACGTACTATTGAACACTTTGTGGATAGTTGTCTTATAAATCCCAGGGGAAAGCCGGCCGTCTTCGAGTAGGAACCATTGGCTTTCTTCTACCATAAGATCTAGTGGATCAATACCAACCTCTTTCAGTCCAGATAGGAGCTTCTTTTCTGAAACAGAGAATTTTTCTTTGATTAGATAAAGTGCTGCAGCGTATGATGCAAGACGTGATTTACCACCAGGAACTTTGCCCATTAGACGTTTTACATTGAATACAAGACGATGGAAAGGTGTATAAGCATCTTTGTACTTCATACGATTTTCCATACGATCAAGATCAAAGTCTTTTAGTCTTTTACCGTTCTCATCAATAATACCAGCCTTATATGCTTCAGTCTTATCAAACGGTGTCACAAGAAGTGTGAGAAACCGAAAGGTATAGACTAAATCACCAGCTTGTTTTAAAAGTCCCATTATATTTCCTTTAGTTTTTCTTCTACTTCTTTATTCGACTTAATGTGCTTTAGTTGTCCGTGCTTCAAGTATTGTAGATATTCAAGAAATGGTTTAACAATAGGCCAATGCTTTTCGTCTAACTTATTTGTTAATATAACCAATCCTGCATAATTACCAAACACATTGAATATAACAATAATATGATTCATTAACAAACGTTCAGTTAATTTACCAGTTTCTAGATAACGATTTACCAAACGTTTAATATATTTGATTCGCTTTAAATCATCATAAAACTCTTCTGGATCGATATAACCCTTTGGAGTGTAGTAATGTTTTGCCGCAAATACTACCAGATCTTCATCTAGCAATTCATCATATTCTGTCACGAGTTAGCCCTTAGTTCAAGAATCCACCGGTAAGTTTACTGAGAAGACTTTTCTTTGTCTCCTTAGTATCTACCTCTATTCCTTCGTCTTCCGCTAAGGCTGCTAACTCCTTCTTTGTCATCTTTGATAGATCTGCTGGTGAATCCTCTGTAAGTGGTTCACAATCACAATCAGGACCACATTGACAGTTTGGATCACCACATGCGCATAATTCAGGTACAGGGTCTGGCTCTGAAGGAGTAACACCATAATACTCGTTCAGCATTTCTGGTGTTACCTTCATTGCCTTTAGAACTTCGCCCGTACGCTCGTGTACCCACCCGCGAGAGGTAAGTACACCGTTTTTTACTGGTTTGATTCTGCTTGCCATATTATTGTTTCCTAGATTTTATGACTGTCTAAATCATCATGATGCATATCTGGATCATAATGCTTTTTCAAAAAACTATGCATATGTTTAGTGTCTTTATGGCCAAGATGCACAACTGGATGACCACCACCAGGACCGCTAGGATCATGGATCTTTGCCTTAATCCCTGCTTTCTTAGCTTTGGCTACAAACGATTTTGCGGTGTTTTTTCCGTCTTCTGCATAGTCAAATTCATGGGTATAGCTTTCTTCGACGTATGATTCAGCTTTCATTGCTGCTGGATCTTTCATTGGTGTGCCACCTGGTTTGATAGCAGTATCACCCTTTGCATTATCGCCTGAACGCATAGGTGATTTCTTAGTCATTGTTCTAAACTTTTGGAAGTTTAGCTTATCAACAGTTGGCTCATCAATTTCTTGTGAGATTGGTGTTTTGTTATCTACTTCTTTTTTAGCAGATGGTGAAAGACCTTGCCCCATCGGAGAACCATTATTTGGTGTATGTGTACCCTTTGGTGCGTTTGCTTCTTTTACTTCCTTTTCGTCTTCATCATCATCGTTATCATCATCATTATCTTTTTCGTTTTCTTTACCTTTTGACTTCTTACCTTTTTTCTTGTCCATGTAGGCTTGAAGTGCAGGTGGAAGTTTACCTTCTTCGACAACTTCTTCTTCGTCGTGCTCAACGGAATCAGCAATCTTTGTTGCTACGTCCTTCTTCATTGTTACAGGATATTTCTTACCCTTGAAGCTGAAGTGTGATTTACCTGCCTTAGCTGCACCAGCTGCCGCACCATGGAAGGCTGTCCTTTCGTGTGCGTCAATCTCTTCCGGCACAACGTACTGGAATTGTGACTCCTGCACTGCCAGCAGAGCATGAGCCATTTTCTTAAGTTCTTCGGTTTTCATTCGATGCTCCTACATCCATAAGTTTGTTGATATGGCACCTATTGCTGCCACTAGTACTACCCAAAATAATTTACTAATAACGTTAACGACTCTTGCATTGTCATCAACCTTCTTATCAATATCATCTATTTTGACGGACAATCTATTTACCCGTTCCATTTGATTCTGTTGATTCTCTTGTATTGACATAATCTTTTCTTCTGCTCTTGCAAGCGCAATCATAGCTTCTGCAAGCTTATCGAGCTTCTCTTCAATTCGATCTAATCTGCTATTAGTTGATTCTACCATTTTTCTTTATCTGCCCAATATGCTGCGCTCATCTTGCCTTTTGCAATATTCTTAGCATGCCGTGCCTTAAATGATTTACGTCTTGCTTTCTGACGATCAGATTCACCCTTCTTTGGTGCACCAGCCGTTGTTACACCCTGTTGCCCAAATCGAATAGTCTTGATCTTGTCACCATCTTTAGCAACAACGATATGACTCTTTTCAGGATGACCAGGTGTACGTTTTGGTTTATTAAAACCTTTTACTCCGGCTCTAGCAATTCTAGGATCTTTTTCTTCGCAGAAAGTCTTAAAGGTAATCATTTCTTATTCCTATTTTTAGAATTATAAGGATGATCTGGACCTAACATAGAATCTACTGCTGCCTGTCTATCTTGGGGTCTACGCTTTCCCCAGTTGTTAGTCGTAGCGTCTTTTTTCCCCGACATAGAACCTGTTTTTACTACGCCATATTTTTTAATCTTATTATTAAGCTGCATGTTTCTCATAGAGGCGGATTCGGTCTTAGGGGCTTCTGCAACTGCTTCAAGATAATCACGTACTGATCTAATATAATCAGTTGCCTTTGTTACTTTGTTTTGTACCCACTCTGGAAGGTTATCATCGTCACCAACCATCTTCATAAGCTTCTCATTAGCAGAACAGATCTGACGAAGTTGGTTCTTCATCATTTCACCTTCTTTATCATATTCGTTTGGATCCTTCTCCTCACGTACAGCTTTCTTTGCCTTCTGGAACATTTGTTCGTCACCAGTAACCATACCAATCAGTTCGTTGAGTAGATCAAAAAGGATTTTGCGGTCAGCAGGGGAAACTGGCTTATCCTCTTTCATCTTACCAATCGAACGAACGATCTTGGTCATATCTTTCTTATCCATTAACCCAAGACGTACGAGCATCTTTAGGCGATCAGTAGATTGATCCTTTGCCTCGAAGATTTCTTCTTTTTTAGACAAATTAATTTCTTCCTTTTTGTATATTTCTGCTTTTTTGCGAATATCAGCTAACGATTTTTTAGTTGAAGATTGTCTCACTGGTTTTTGACGTGAAGCCA